CCAAGAATATACCCCCCAACTTTTTTTGAAGGGGGGGGTGACTAGAAGATTTAAAACTCTGGAGATAGTGTAGAGAAAAAGACTATCTTCTAATCTTGAAGCGTTGAGGAGGAGAGAGAGCTTCATGTCTTTTGAGGTTTATCTGATTTTTTATCTGTTGATCCTGGAGCGGAAAGCCTTATGTCAGGCACTTTCTCGCCTTCTATAATATTAGCTGGTGCATCTAAGGTGCGTAGTCTGGCATTATCAAGGGCCGAACCAATGGAAAGCGTGTGATTGGTTTCAACACGATCCATCCAGTTCGTGTTGTCTCTATTTTTGAGGTAAAAGATCTGGGCAGTTACGTTTCCGCCTTGAGCTGAAGAAAAAAGTGCGTTGGTTACTTCTGCCAACCCCTTTGCTTCCCCCCTTTTTATAGCATCCGATAATTCCGAACTTCTCTTCTTATTCTTATTGTATGTATCCCAAGAAACCCCTAAAGCACGCGCTATTTGAGTCGGCCCAAGACCTTGAGCAGCCAATTGCTCAACCTTGTCAATATCAATCTTAATAGGCTTCCTTCCAGGCTTTTTAGGCTTAGATTTATCCATCTTTGTGCTATTTATCTCCATTTCTTAGTGTATATCCTAACCCAACCAACAGAAAATGTGTATGCTCGCCAGCTTTAGGCAAGCGCAACTCATTCTCTGCTGTATATTTTATTATATTCTTTGCAATTAACCTATCCACACTTCGCTTCACGGTATTCCTGTGCATCCCTGTCGCTTTAGCCAAATAAGTAATGCTATCCCTCACACTCCAGCTCGCCAATCGCCACCTATCCACCATAACCCACAATACCAACTTATCCGCTGGCAACAAATCAGTTCGCCCCACCCTCGCTTTGAACCAATCCTTCCACAACGCTCGCTTCACCACCCTAAAATCAGAGTACCTCGCTACATACTCCACCCTCACTAAAGCCGAGTTCTCCTCCCTCTCTATATCCCCCAACACCATCCACCTATACTCCATCACTCACCCTCGCAATGCTCGCTCCCCACCTTCGGTGGGAGCGAAGCATATAGTATAGATAGTATAATAGGATATAAGCACCTAGTAGGTGCATTAAATGACCAGATAGGTGCATCAATCGACCTAGTTGGTGCATTAAAACACCTCAATCTCGGTGAATAAATCACCATCAGGAGCTATTCTTTCCTTCGCTATCTCGATGTATTCCTCGTTGAGTTCAATCAATATAGCGTCTCTGTTATGGCTATTGGCTACTACAGCTGTAGTTCCAGAACCACCAAATGGATCTAAGACTGTACCGCCTTCAGGACAACCAGCTAACACACATGGTTCTATTAAATCCATAGGGAAGGTTGCAAAGTGCGCGCCTTTGAATGGTTTAGTAGTTACTGTCCAGACTGAGCGTTTGTTTCTTTTAAAACTGCCGTCTTTAGAATATCTTTTGGTTCTTTTTATATCTGCATTTGTATCGCCCTGTACAACAGAACCAACATTATCGTAGGTGTCTGACCATTTACGTTCGTCTTTGCCAACGCAATCTTCCTTGATAGCCTCGTTATCATAGTAATACTTAGCTTGTTTGCTTAACAAAAATATATATTCATGTGCTTTAGTACAACGATCTGTAACACTCTCTGGCATTGGGTTAGGTTTATGCCAGATGATGTCTTGTCTTAAATACCAACCATCAGCTTGTAGAGCAAACGCCACTCGCCAGGGTATGCCAACTAAATTCTTTTGTTTTAAGTTTCCATAATTTAATCGTTGGTTAAAATTTTTGTTTGTTTTTTCTTGTTTTTCTGTGGGGTTTTTATATCCATGCGTATTAACATTCAAATTTTTCATAGTATCTGCACCCTCACCGCTTCTTTGGTTTGAATAACTATCACCCAAGTTAAGCCAAACAGTTCCATCATCTCGCAACACTCGTTTTACTTCTCTAAATACATTAACCAAGTTCTCAACAAACTCTTCTGGCGTTTCTTCTAAACCTAACTGTTCTTCTTCTTGATAATTTCTGAGGCCCCAGTAGGGAGGAGAAGTAATACAGGTATTAATAGATTGATCTTCCAGACCTTTAAGTCTGTCTAAGCAGCTGCCATGTAATATTTTAATCCCCACTCCTTTCTCCTGTTTTTTTCTTTGGCTTTTTCTTCTTAAATATCCGATCAAATTCCTTGTCGAACTTCTCTTTATTGAAAGGTCTGTATTCGCTACCTTTACTCATCTATCTCCTCCAGAATGGCTAAAGCAATCCAGTACGCCACTTGTGGAACTATGGCATTACCGAGTGCTTTTAAACGATTGGCTCTGTTCTTTGGATTGGTGGTGACTCTGTCTATTCCTCGTTCCCAAGATCCGTCCACCCATGCGGATACCCCATCAGACCTTCCACCCAGGTAGGATTCAAACTCCCCCCAGCTTGTGATGCCAGAGTCGGTGTATTCCTTTTGGACTCCGATGGACTGTTGTTCTCCTTTGCGTTGTGAGCTGTTGGAGTCGGCCACATCTTCTGTTCCGCTTCTTGAACTGCTACTGTTAGAGGTTTCCCCCCTTGTGCGTAGTTCTTCGTTCTCTCCGTTGCTGAATCCGTTGTTGGAGTCGGCCACATCTTCACTTGTTCCATGTGATTGACTGCATCTTTCAGTTTGACTCCCCACCTTACTCCCTGTTTGTTCTTCCGACTGAACTTTCCGTCTTTCACTTCCACGTTCTTCACTAATCCCCCCTCTGTGTCGCTTACTCTTGGAGTCGGCCACATCTGTACTTCCTGACTCAATGGAGGTTTCTGTCCCCCTCCCTTGTGTTTCTTTCTCGGCTTCATTATGTTGTTGGAATCGAAGGCTGTCGGTGTACTCCAGTTCGTTTTGGGCGATAACCCAGACTCTGTCTCTGCGGTGGTGGGCGTTGACGGAAGAAGCTGGAAGTACAACCGCCCTTGCGGAGTAGCCTTCGCTTTCCAAGTCAAATAACACATTGTCGAGTCCCAATGTGATGTGACCAGCAACGTTTTCTGCCACGATAAACTTGGGTCTTTTCTGTTTAATAATTTCAAGCATGAACGGCCAGAGGTGGCGGTCGTCCTCCTCGCCTTTGCGCTTCCCAGCTTGACTGAATGGCTGACAGGGGTATCCCCCTGTGAGGATGTCACATTCAAGGTCTTGCCATTTTCCTTGTCCCCAAATAGGTCTTGTTGATTCATTTCTTACTAACTCCGTAATGTCATTATAAATTGGAACACCAGGAAAGTTCTTTTTCAATACTCTCTGCGGATATTCCTCTATTTCACAAAAGGCTACAGTCTCTATCTTTTGAGTTGAATCAAAAGCTAGACTGAAGCCACCGATACCGCTAAACAGGTCTATATGTTTAAGTTTACTCATCATCCTCCCAGGGATTACCCTTCACATACTCATTACGAGTTTCTTCTAACAATTCTAAAACTGCATCTTTTCTAAAGAGCGTCTTAGTTCTCATGTCCGTTTGCGAATTGGATTTAACCATTGCAAATCGCACTAATCTATTTGGATCGTAGTCCACACCATATCTCGTACACACAAACTCTGCTTCTTTCTCTGGCCCATGATACATAACCGCTGCCCATCTTTGCGAGTCCACCAGCGAGCTTGCTCCTCTTATACTTGCTCTATGAAGCATTGGATCATCACTCTTACCTAACGAAACCTTACTCATGTGATGTATGGAGATAACACTACAAGCTAATTTGGAAGCCATACTTGCACAATACTGCCCCCACACTTGCCCTACCTCGTTTGAATTAACTGGAGCACTTATCATCGCTTGTAATGGATCAAACACAACCAGAACTGGATTGTGAGACTTTATCTCCTCTAATAATTCAAGTGCGGTTGGAGTAAAACCCAACCCTCC